AAAGTTAAAATCTTTACTGCTTTAAAGTGCTAAAGCGCGCCGAAAATTCCCCCAATATCTTACGCATTTTTGTGCACAATACCGAACGTGCCAAATCGGTTCCGGTACTTCACTGCAGTAAAGCGATGATGCAATAATTATTACTAGTTATCACGTCGATAATGTATACAACACAAAAGGGCTTCCCTTCCGGAAAGCCCTTTTGTGTTTATTTAGTTTCGTATTTGATTTGCCCGGCGACGTCGCCGCTCCAGTAAACCGCAAAAATGACGCGGTCGGTGGGCATGCTGCCATTTACTTTGATAGTTCCGATAACAAGGCGATCGCTGTAATCAGCAATTTTCAGAGTTGGGATATCTGCAAGCGTACCGATTACAGTTGCAGATGCGCCGCCCCCGATAGGAGTTGTGAGCAAATAAGCCTTGTATGCAATATATGCTTCAGTGATATTATTTGCGTCAACAGAATATGCTCTTCTGTTCTTAGAAAAGGCGGGGTTAGCAATTTCAAAAGTACACGTAAAATAGGTGTCAGTTGTCTGTTGTACGGACGTTGGAAGCGCACCGTGCTTAAGGTCTAAGTCAACGGGTACGCTTAAATTAACATTATCCGTCACTGCCTGCGCAATGGTCTTGCCGGGGTGCTCAGTCTCCCAGTCGCCAATATTGGTATTGGCTTTGTTGGCGGCGTTCTGCGCGGCAGTGATTTTAGCATCCTGTGCCGCCTGTCCCTGATTGTAGGTCGTCTCAGTGACGAACTCGCTCACGTCAGGGATAGAGTTGCTCACATCCGTCACCGCCTGCGCAATGGTCTTGCCCGGGTGCTTAGTCTCCCAGTCGCCAATAGTGGTATTGGCTTTGTTGGCGGCGGTCTGTGCGGCGGTGATTTTGGCATCCTGCGCCGCCTGTTCCTGATTGTAGGTCGTCTTAGTGACGAACCCGCTCACATCGGGAATGTCGCCGCTCACATCCGTCACCGCCTGCGAAATCGTCTTGCCGGGATGCTCCGTGTTCCAGTCACCAATATTAGCGGCATTTGCGTCTGCCTTGGCATCAGTTGCTGCAAGCTCATTTTCCAGACTGGTCGCACACTGGCTGATAGTCTGGCCCGGGTGCTCTGCATCCCAGTCGCCAATAGTGGTATTGGCTTTATCGGCTGCGGCCTGTGCGGCGGTGATTTTGGCATCCTGCGCCGCCTGTCCTTCCGTGTAGGTCGTGGTATCAACTTTGTGGTTTGCGATGTCTCGCACCTCTTCCACGTCTGCCGCGATAGTATCGCAACGACCATTCAGGGCAGTATCAGCGTTGGCGCGTGCAAGCTCTTCCTTCTGCACTTCCTGTGCAATGGTCGTTGCAGGGAAAACGTCGTCCCAGTCAGATGCATTGCTTTCAAGGCTGGTAAGGCGGGCAGCGTGCTTTGCGATTTCTGCCGCGTTGTCAGAAATGTTTTTCGCGTTTTTGCTGATATTGGTGTTCTGAATGGCCTGTTCAGCTTTCAGGGCATCAATGTCCGTCGTGTTGGCGGTGATGCGGTCACTCAGCGCGGTATCTGCTGCCTTATAAGCCGCGTCAAGCTCAGAAATAGCCTGCTTGCGGTCGGTGGTCTCCTGAGCGATGGAAGCAGCGTTTGCGGCATCCCCGGCTTTACGTGCCTGCGCTTCTGCAGCGTCTGCTGCCTTATAAGCCGCGTCAAGCTCAGAAATAGCCTGCTTGCGGTCGGTGGTCTCTTTGGCGATAGCAGCGGCGTTTGCCTGCTCTGCCGCCTTTGCGCGGTCGATCTCGGCGTTCAGACTGGCCGTCAGGTCGGTAATGTGGGATTCAACAGTATCAAGGCGTTCGCCCCATGCCGTCATTTCGTTTTCCCACTGCTGCACCTTCTCGTTCCAACCGTTGATAAGGTCGGTGAACTCCTTGTTATCCTTCTGGAACTGCTCAACCAGTCGGGACAGGTCAAGCACGGTTTTCTTCAGGTCAGCGAACTGCCCGTTATAGTCGGATGTTTTGACCCAGTACTTAGTCTGCCCTTCCGGGTACGGGGGCAGCTGTGCACCCTTCGGCACATAGCACTTAGAGGTGTAGCAGTCGCCGTTATGGGTCACAATGGTCAGCGGTTCATACTCGCGCTCATCGTCCCACTCCACAGGGTCTGCGAAAATAGGGACGTACCGCGCACCGATGTACATACTCGTGCCGCCTTTGAACGGGGGCGGGGGACACGGGTGCGGATGCGGGTGGCAGCAGTCACCGCCCGGCGCGTGGGGTGCACAGGAAATGGGGAAATCATTGCAGTTACAGTTTGCCATAATAGAATGCTCCTTTCTTAGTAGTAAACGACCAAATGCCCATAGCCCGGTTTATCGGGGTCGAGCAGGGTATCAAAATGCAGGAAGTCCCAGCTTGCGGGGATATAGGCGACAAAATGCCCGTCGTCGTCAAGGCCAAAGAACACGAACCGCACCATTTGATGGATGATATCGGTCATGTTGGTGTTAACCCATTCAATAAACGTGTCTTTGGTAAAGTCGCCCGCTTTCAGCTTTGCGAACAGCTGGCAAGTTGCATCTTTCAGCTGTGCCGTCAAGATGTCCAGACCGTCAAGGCGGGTATCCTGTCCGATGTCATGCAGCCGCAAGGTTTCGGTATTGGTAAGGGCCTGCTTGAGCTGGTTCACCAGCCAATACAAATCGTACTGGTAGTGATCGCCGGGTGCAGCATACGGGGGCGATGTCTGGAAAAGAAACGGGGTGCTGATATCGGTGTTCTTCGTTTCGTCAGCCATGAGCTACTCCTTTCATAAATATCCCCCGCTTGCGCGGGGGTCGGTCAGTTAATATCCTCCGCTTGTGCGGGGGTCGGTCAATTAGTGTTTGCCGTTCAGCTGCGCAAGCAGAGCGTCAGCCTTCAGTGCATTGGTGGTAAAACTGTTGTTCTTCCACCATGCAATCAGGGCCGCAATGGTGGTAAACCCTGCCGTTACCAGCTGTTCAAGCGTTTCGGATTCGATGGGCAGCGGGCTTTTGCCGCACGCGCTCAAAATCTGGTTGACGATGGCAAGAACAAGGACAAGGGTGCGTGCGACCGTACCGGCAGAAATGTGCAGATTTTCCATGGTTAATCTCCTTTCAGTTGGTTGATATGCTCCAAATCATCAATGCGATGATTTGCGACTTTGATTTGCTCCTCAATGACGGGGATTTTTTCAGCAAAGGAATTGTGCTTGCGGACTTCTCTGGTCAGCTCTTCAATTTTCACGTCGGTGACGGCCTGCGATTTGCCGTTAGCAATCAGGACACCCGCAAGGGTCACAATTCCAGATACAAGGGCGGCAATAATTGCGTCCACGATATCGCCCCCTTAGTACACATCCAAGCAAAACTTTGCGTGGTAGTCGTTGGCGATTGACATATACACGTCAAACAGAACGGTTTCGCGTTCTGCATCAATCATCTGTTGGGTAGTGGTAACGCCGATATTACCCTGTTTAATCCAGTCATGGTTGTACATGTCTGTGACCTTCTCTTTACCCACCTCTTTGGCATCTTCGTGCCGGATATCGTGGGCCTGCGTTTTTGTATCGGTCGTGCCTTTGGTCGTGCCGTCCGTCTGGCTTCCGGTGGTCTGGTCTTCGTGCCCGTGGGTCTCTGTGTCAGATGTGCCGGTGGTGTTGGTGGTCGAATTGGCGACGGTGGCAGATGTTCCGGCAAAGTCGGTAGTTTCTTTATGCTCACCGTTTTCGGTGCTCTTAAACGTTTCCTCTGCAACGGTGTGTGTCTGGTCGTCGGGCTGGTAGTCGGGCGCGTTTTCAGGGGAAATATCGCGGGTCACAGTCTGGTCAAGTTTCTTTGTGCTTTCCGTGGTCTTTTTGTCCGTGCCTGCCACGTCCGTTTTATTCGTGGTCGTGGTGGTGCTGGTATCGTCTGTGATAGATTTTCCTTCGGTCTCAGTGTGCCCGGTTCCGGCAGTTTCGTCGTGCAGTTCAGTGCTGCCGGTCTCGTGATAGTCTCCGGTCGTCACCTGTCCCACGGTCTGGCCGCTCTTGCCGCGATTGACTGCAGTTCTGTCCTGCGTGGTGTCGCGGTCGGTAGTACGGACGTCGGTAGTGCGCTCCTGCACGTCCGTGTTCCAGATGGGATTGTATTTCAGCTGTGTAGTGCTATAGAGCTTTTCCCAGATGGGCATACTCTCTTGCACCCAATATTTGATTGCATCCACCATCCAATACGGGTCAGGCCGGTACAAAGGTGCAAGCCCGTGCTCCCGCATGATGATGTGAATAGCAAGGTCTCTATCCATGCCAACGGGCACTTTGAAATCACGAAACAGACCTTCAGGGATATTGCACAGGAGCTTGCACGCGCGGTCAATCGCGTCACTGTTTTGGTTCGTGCTGTTCTGGTTCGTCATGCTCCCCCAGTACATTGGCATCTTCTGCACCCCCTTCTCTCAGCTCTGGCGGTTCGTTGATTTCGATACTGATAGTGGTTCCATACATATCATTGCACACTTTCACCGATTCGTCAAGAGAAATTTTCCAGACTTCCCGACGATTGTACGTCTCAGCGTCCGCGCTGGCGCTTTCATTCGTCACAAGCCGCTCTTTCTTATCGGGCTGCACCCGAATGCCCAGTTCTCTGTAAAAGTCCTGCAACGTCTTGCGTCTCAGGTCGTACAGGTCAGGCAGGATAAAGTTTTTCGACAAATCGCGGTCAAACTGCATGATTGGCAGCTGATACTGTGAATCGGTTTTATTCATGACAGGCTTTTGCAGCTGTCCGTTTACGACAATGGCGGGTTTGCCGTTTTCCAGCTGTTCAAAAATCGTTTCAAGGGTGCGGCGGTCTTTGTCGTCTTTGGCGATGGCAGCATATGCAAAACGGCTGTTAACAACGGCCTGCCGGATTGCAACTTCCAACTGCTGCATTTCGACGGCATACTTTTCTATGATGTCCCAGACCCCGCGATAGTCGGGGGTCAGCTTGATAACGGCGCATTCCGTGCCGATTTCAAGCGGCCTGTCAAACTGGAAAAACGGGGTTTGCACCATCATGCCGCGCGGCTGGAACTGCAGCCCGAAACCCGTAGGTGCACCCGGCTGCACGACAAGGCCGTATGTTTTGGAGTTGAACACCACGGCATAGCCCATGCGTAACAACTGGTAAAGAAACGCGTCATAGTCCCAGCCGATTTGCCCCGGGCCTGCTTCCGGCAGACCGTGAATCTTATAGAGGGCACGCATGCGTTGAAAGAACGACCGTTCCCAGTAGTTGAGGACGTCCGTGCTCAAAGACGGGGGACGAAACCCGCCGCATGCCTGCGTGTCAAAGTTTCCCTGATAGCACTGATACATGGTATCACCTTTCCTTCCTTATTCAATAAAAACACCGCCGTCCATTGCGGCATTGATGTAAGCGGTTTCAGCGCTTGTTGCCATAGGGGCAGCAACGGAAAATCCGCGCGTTTTACAGTACCCGGCTGCAGGGGTCGCAACCCGCATAACGGGATATCCGTATAAACTTTGATATCCGGAGTCGTCAATGGGTGGATAGTACAATAAAGTCAACTGCGCTTCCGTCGGAAGAAGCGTCTGGCTTGCGCCTGTGGTCATTCCGACGCACTGATTGATGGGCTGAATACTCTGCTTGACACCCTCTGCACCAGAGACCAGACCGGCAACAGCGCCTGCAGCCGCTCCAAACGGCCCCATTGCCGCGCCAACGCCCCCACCAAACTGCAGCGCGGAACCGACGGCAGCAATAGAGCCGGAAACTGCTTTCACGGGGTCAATGTTGGAAGTGCCGATACCGTACACGCTGGAAATGTTCGTGGAACCGACATAACAGCAGTAATTACCAGCTGTTACACGAATGGTAACACTACCGTCAATGTACGTTAAACACCAGTCAATGCCAACCGTTGCGGCGTTGTTGCACTGGTCAACGGGAATGCCAACCACGCCCACCATAGGGATATATAGTTGAATTTGGCAATTTAAGCGTTTCCAGTCCTCAGCTGGCCACGGAATCGCAATATCGGTGTGAATTGTAATATTATCATCATTACTGACCGGACGACCCAGAACACCGGTGTTAAACTGCCCTAAAGTAATTTCAACACCCCGTCCGGCTCCCCCTTCGGCTATTGGTAGCCAGATACACGAGCGGATACAGCTTGTAGCGGAATTGCCGAAAACAAGTTTGTTCATAAACTCCGGAAGAGCTAATTCCCAACGCACCATAGCGGCAGTTTCAGCCGTCCACGCTGTAGAAACTGCCGTCAACAAGTTCTGCAGGCTTGCTTCTCCTAATTTATAAGACAAAAGTCCTTTCTTTCCGACTGCAGAAAGAATATAAACGCCTTTTGTGTCCTTGAATTTGCCGTCCGTGATATCCGCCGTAACTGTTAAAACTGTAGGTTTCATGGCGACAGCCTGTCTAGAATCCTGCAGACGGTATTGTGCTCCGCTGGCATCGCTGTTAAAGCCGTACTCAATAAATGCTTTTGTTTTCTTGATATCGTCCGCAAAAGTCGCAAGTGCATCAATAGTGCAAGAAAACTTCCAGTTGTTAGCGTTCAGTGCGGTGATGTCTTCAATCCAGTAATATGCGTGAGTTTCCTCGATGTAACAATAATTGTATTGCGGGGAAACGTTCAGGCTGTTCAGCCGCACGTAAAATACCGGTGCTTCCATGCTGCAGGCCCGTTTCATGTAAAATGGAAACTCGTCCGGCAAATCGGCCAAAGCAATGCGTTTTGTGCTATTGAGACGCTTCGAGACCTTGCCCAGATGTGCATGATATCCATGTTCAATACCTTCGTTATGACTTGCCATGAAATACCTCACTTTCCTATAAAATAAAACAGGGGGCGGGGTGAACCGCCCCCTGTACATTCAGTTTGCCGGGGTTATAATAGAACCTTTTACGGTTCGTCGGACATGAACATCAGGATTGCGTTCTGCGTCGGGTTCTGTGTATAGTTCATCTTCCAATGATGCTCCGTGTTGTAGTACTCGCCGGAAATGTTGAACGGGGTAGTGTAACCGCTATCCTGATAATAGGTCGTCGCCATGGCCTTGCGATCATACAGCAGGCCCACGACATAGGACAGGGCGACCGCGCCGCCCGTCACCTGTCTGCCGGTGTTCACGTCGAACTGCGACGGGATGCAGGAAATAGCGGGTTTGTCGTTGATGTTCTGCCAGAAATCGACACCTTCGTAGTTGCCGAAACTCAGGTAGCCGGGGCCAAAGATGGCAGGATAGACCCAACTGCGTGCGTCGTTGATAAGGGGCTGATACAGCAAAAGTTTCTGTTCGCTCTTCGGGGTATGCCGCAACAGATGCAGGGTGTTGCCGCCGTCGTCGGTACATACGGGGGTCTGGTGGTACAGCGTGCTGCTGTTCTCCATCAGGCTGCTGGTAGTTTCCAGCCACGACACGAAAAAGGAAAGAAATTCCTGCAGATGGGTGGTCAGCAGTTCTTTGGTGGTGTAGGTCGTACCACGGGCCGTGTTGAATGCTTTGGTCAGGTTTACGTGGCATTCGTCGTGGTCAGAATTGTACAGCGCGCCCATAAAGTTGATGACCTGTGCACGGTTCTCTGCAGTTTTCCATCGTGCAATATCGTTTGCGATTTCAGTAGTCAGGGCGGCAAGGAACGCGCTGAACTCGCTCTCACTGGTGAATGCGGTCTTGAGCTGGTTCCGGAACGTGGTGTATCGCTGGTTCAGCACCTTCTGCCCGCCATAGAACAACTCAAGCGGATAGCGCTTCTTGATTTTGTACATGTCCACGCTGTTGCCGTCCACCAGAATGTCGTTATTCTGCGCGGTGTTGACGAATTTGGATTCGTCAAAATCACCAGAGAAGAAAGCGATTTCACGGACGAACAGGCCCCACTCCTGCCGGTCGGTCTCGATGCTGGTAAACCGGCCTGCATAGGAACGGCTGGAAATGACCGTGCGCGCAATCATGTTAGAAAGCGCTTGCAGGGTTCCTTCCATGCTTTGGTCAAGACACATCTGGCCAACCTGAATGAAACTCGCGGTGTTGATGGCCTGAATGGTTGCAGTCTGTCCGGTCACTTCCTTCACCAGCGCATTGGCAACGGTGTAAATGTCGGTCGGACGGAACACGCTCATGCCCTTCAACTCCGGCATGTTAGTACGGGATTTTGCCATTGTTTGCTCCTTTCTGCCGTTACTTCACGGCGTTAAAATCGGGGCTTGCAGGCGCTTCGGCAGGCTGCACCAGCCCTAAAATGATATCTTCCACACTGGTAACGGGGACGGGATTGCCCACCGTGCCAGCGGTCGGAACGTTTCTAGCGTTGATTGCGTCGGTCAAGTCCGCAATCTTTTGCGCCATTGCCGCCATAGGGTCAGGGGTCACAGGCTGCGGTGTCGTGATAGACTGCGCTGCAGGGGCCGCGCTCTGTGCCGGGGCCGTGATAGGCTGGCCCTGCTGCGCGCGTTCAAGAGAAAGCATCTGCTGCACCTGCTGTGCCGTGAATCCCATTTTGCCCAAAGCCAAAATATCGTTGATAGTCATGTGAATCATCCTTTCCACCGGCTCGAGCCGGTTCTTACATCGACGTGTGTAAAAGTCTTGTAAATACCAACGCCGCCGCTGTTCCCTAAAAAGATTTCAGCGATAGCGGCGACTTCGGCGGGGGTCTTTGTGCGGACAGGCCGGTGCATTTTGTCGTAGTGACCTACCCAGATATCTGCAGCCAGCCCATAAAGATGCTTGCTGCGGGGTGCGCTGCCTTTCTGCTGCCGGTTCCAGCTTGCTGTGCGGAATCCGCTGTTAATGTGCACGGCGTCGCCGCACATTTTGCGAATGTTTTCCAGCAGTTCAACAAGCCGGGAATCAACTGCCACAAAATCCTGCCCATCCTTGCACTGAAATTCGGAAAGTCGGAAATGCTCAGACAACCGGACATTGCCGTCAACGCTCATGTAATATACCTTTACCATGGATTCACCCCCTTTCTTGTTTCTGAATGCAGAACAGGAGCAGAAAGCCCCAGCTGCATAGAGAATGCGGTGTTCTGCTCTCAGAAACGCGGGGGCATGGAAAAGGAAAAGCCAGCCGCGCACCCTTCCGGGGTGTTCCTTTTGTGCGGCTCCCCCGCTCCTTAATCATACACCCTTTAATCCTTGATGTCAAGATAGTTCCGGGTTTTGAGCAGCGCGGGGACAGACGAAAAGTCTACTTGCCCTAGACATATCATCGGACGCAGTTCAGGGTGCACAGCCTGCAGCTGCGTTGCCGCCTGCGGGCTGCTCCCGTAGTGCTCCCTGCCGCTGTGGGGACTTTCACAGATGTAATAGTGCAGTTCGTCCATCTGGTACGCATACAGCCCAGCAAATGCGAACAAAGGGGACATTCCTTTTAAACTGCGGGGGCGCACGTTTTCAAGATTGTTGTACGCGAACTCATTCTGCATTGCCATCCGGTAGAAGTCGCCTTTTCCCGCAAGATGTTTCATCAAGGCCGTTTGCTTGCGTCGGTCGCTGATACGGTCGCTATGCGGCATCGCAATAAACACTCCCGTATCCGTCTTACACCATTCTTTTCCGCTCCTTGACATTTTCGCCACAAGGTCGGTACATCCCAGCTGTTCGAGAATCGGGCTAGAAATATCAAAAGCGTTTGCAAGCAACCACATGCGCAAGGGCGGCTTTCCTTCCAGCTCTCTGTTTCCGCACACCGTTACGTATGCGTTCAACAGTGCTTCGCCCTCAGCCTTGCGTTTTGCGATGATTCTTTCAGGAATAAATTCATCAAAAACAAGGTCTGAAAAAACGCTGCCATTGAATCCGCGAATGCCTGCGATTGACGGCAGCGCCATACCAACAGCACGTTTGTTGCCGATGCGCCATTTCTTGCGCCCGTCTTTGTCCTCTTCATCCGTGTATTCAATATCGCCGATTGAATAGGAGATTTTACCAGCTTTCAGAATGCCAATATCGTAACCCACAGATTGCAAAGCATTGAACGGGTTCAAATCCGGGTCAGCGGCGACGGCCTGCAATTCGTTCACTGTGCGGCGCATGTACAAGAAATACTTGTTTTCGTCAAGCATGTATTTAAGCGTTCCGAACGTTTTACCAACTTGACGTTTGCCGATAATGATATTGCACCAGCAACCCAAAGCGGCGACGGATGGGATGTTAACCCAGCCGTCGCCGGTGTACAGGTCAAGCGCAATATCTTTGTTGCGCTTGCTCATAATTTATACCTCTACTTCGTCCGTGTTTTCATCGTATGCTTTGCGCACTGCGTTTTCCACGGCCTGCGCGGCATCTTCGGCAAAGTAGACACGGAAATTGTCGTAGTATTTGCCGTTCTTGCCCTTGTTGGCGCTGGCAGTGATGAACGTACTCTTTTCGCCCTCAACCAGCCGCATTCCGTACAGGTCAATACCGTACAGCCTAAGGGTGAAAGTAAGGCAGTTATCTGCGACCATACGCACGTTACGCACAACGGCGTTCAAGTCGTGCAGCATTTCCACAGAGACGCGGGGGCCGTCTGCGACTTTCTTAGAGGTGGATGCGTTGTTGTTTTTTGCGAATGACATAGTATTTTTCTCCTTTTGTTATCTGTCAGTGTGATTTGTTCCACGTGGAACATCTTACTTTGTGGTGTTTGCTGCGATGGTGCGCAACAGGTCTATCATGGTGTCCTGCTTCTGTTCGATGGTCTGCAGATGGGAAATTGCGTCGGTCTGGTTTATCTTAATCTCCGCCATTTCATCCACAAAGTTCTCGAAAAAATCAATCAGCTTGCTATTGATGTCCTGCATAAATTCACCCCCTTAGAACATCCAGCGAATAAGGAACTGCAGCCCTGCAGGGGTAGCACGTTCAGGATAGAGTGCGGTCGGGGATTCCGGAAAGATATCCGCGATATGGTGATTGTATGCCTGTAAGTAAACATACAAATCAGTAAGAGACCGCTCCCCGAATGCGTGCGGGTCATACGTGGGGGCGAACGGGAAAGCCTGCCGTGCTGCTTCCACCAGCGCGGGACGGGGCAGCGGCTGCTGCGCTCCCAGATTCTGCACGGCGTTCGTCAGCTCCCCCGCAGGGTCGAACACAAGCCCGATAACATTCCCCGCGATATCTTCCCAGATTTCAACCTTCGTGATACTTGCCATGCTTTTTCCTTTCTGTATTGGGTGTATGTCCTTATAAGAAATAGGAACCGGATTTCCATTTCTCCCTTTTGAAATCCCTGCTGTACTCCCTTAACGTTTGCCTAGAACGTCTCAGCGCTTCCTGCTGTCCGTAGACCTTCACGCTGCCCGGCTACTATTTCAAGCCTATGTTTCTTTGGGGTTCGCCCCGGCGGGATTTCCGGTTCCTTTTTCCACCTCTATTAAACCACAAATGCTACTTGAATGTGTTAACAAACTATGAACAATTTGTGAAACTATCAAACAGATATATCACATTCCATTAAAAGACTTCGTTCGTCAGATACCCTATATTCGCGGTCAGTCATGACCACCCACGACGCGGAAACAGTAGGCTTTGCAAAGTCCGTTCGGGTGCGTATAGGTTCGTCATGGTATGCCAGACACTGCCCACCAGCGGGTGAAATCAACAAGCCATCGCGCAAATTATCAATGCTGCCGTCAAGAGCCTTGACACCGGCTTTTTTGTTTACTCCTGCTATGGTGCTTTCAATCGTTCCGTCTGCATCGACACAAGCATAGCACTTTGCATGCAAAAATCTGAATGCCTGCATACCATACCGGTCTTGCGGGTGTTCGTCCTCTGCAACGCCAATATAGACTTTGCTGCCGTCTTTCTTTTCTACCACGCAATCACGCTGCACGCATTGCGCACGAATGACAGCGTTGTAGTCGTCAATAGCGGGCTGTTTCTCTCCCGCATACTTGCAAGAGTCAGTATCCCAGTAAATAACACGTTCCCAGCCTACACGTTTCAGCATATCCCACAGCTTGAGACGTGACATTGATGCAGTCCACAAACCCCACAAGAAAGGAAATTTCTTTTCTTGTGACTTCTGAATATCTGCATCGTCTTTACTCTGCAAGTTCATTATCCAACTTTTGTGCGTACATTCCAGAGTGTCAGGGTCGCACCCGTATTCATCACGCACAGTTTTTTGTGCACATGCACCGAAAATGGTATTGACGCAGATTTTTGCAAAAGCATAATCTGGACTGCCTTTCTCTGATTCTTTCACACGAAACTTTTCGTAAATCGTTTTACGAAAAGAATCTGGCAAGTAGTCCAGCCGAAACGCCACACTTTCAGCTGCAACTATTTTATCGTAGGTGTACCCATCAATAAACCGCTGGTAATCGTTTGAATCACAGTACCAGAAAAGAGCATCAGCCCCCAAAACTCTGCCGTTATCCAGTTCATCAAGGCCCGACACGTCAGGGCATTTACTGAAAGACACACAGGGGTCAGGGCATTCAGGCTTACACCGGGGATTGATAATACAAAGTTTCGCTATCCAGCCATACCCTGCCTTGATGAATTTTTTCAAATCCTCTTCGGACAAGTCGGCGGGCAGCGTTACAGGCGCACCAGATGGAAATTTCCAAAGCAGCTGCTGCGACGGATGAGCGCTCTTGAAATCGTAAGAATTACAATTTATATAGGTGCGACCGGCACGCCAGCGCGTACCGTGGGTATCGCCGCCTGCCATGCAGTGATATGCAAGCGCCATCTGTTCACGGTCAAGCTGCAGCGCCTTAATAGCCGCCATGCATCGCCGGTCTGGCATGATTTCTTTGCGTACAGCTTCTATAACCATACCTGTATTTGTGTAAGGGATTGTGGCCTGATTGTACCCGTGTTCTGCTTTCAATCGCTCAATTGCTTCGTACAGGCCCAACACATCATTGACACAATACGCAAACTCCGTATCTGTCAAAAATGTATCAGGAGTGCGATAAACAGAGTAATCAAGATCGCCCGCAAGTTTTGCATGCGTGCAACCTTCTGTTGCTCTGGCAAGGCTCTTTTGGAACAGCTTGAAACTGTCCCTAAATTCTATACCATTATCAAAGCGCAAATAAAGGGGCTTGCGGCTTTTCGTGTACAAGCTATCAGCCAGACCCCAACGGGCCGTTAACAGCTGCATAATATATTGATGTTCATATCCAAGATTATGCACGTACAACACAAACCGGTTCTTTTCATCAACTCCCCACTTATCCACCAGAGTTTCAAGCATTTCTGCCCATTCCTCAAAATAGCGGGGAACAATGACCTCACCACCAATACAGGTCTGCCAGCTGTAAGCAAAGCCGTCTGTGCCGGTGTTCGTGGTCTCAATATCAAACGTTGCTGTTACATCCAGATAGCTTGACATGTATTTCCGGCCTTTGGTGCGCTTGACTTTTCGCGGACACACAAGGCGCGGCAGATATTCAGCTAAACACTCGCTAACAAGCACGCCTTGCGATTCTCTCATTTACGTGATTCTCCTTATATAGTCTAGCAGCGCTTGACCTTTTGTCGTCTGGTCGTCCCGGTCCGCCGTTATGATATCTTCCAGCACATCCGAATTGTTTCCGGTGATAGCATCATAAATTTTATCACTGTCAAAAAGTTTTTCAGCGGCTTTGGTGAAAAACTTCTGCACCGCCATGTCCCATTGTTCCGCCGTCCCTTTGAAACCCCGCTGCACGGCTGTTTGATAGCGTGCATCTTTGATTGCTCTCACACCTGTGACGGTGCTACTTTTCATCGTCATAAATTCACGTAACTGCAAATACTGATGCTTGAGCGTCGAACGGTCAGCGGTTTCTTTGGGCCGTTCGTTGAAACGCGGCTTAATTTTCCCCGGCATCTGGCTTTGTGCGTACTTGTACGCGCCTGTTTTCGCCGTATTGATAACGTCGCTTTTTTCAAGAGCACGCAACCGCTGATTTGCTGCTTTTGCGGCCTTGCGAATGACCTTTACAAGCTCCGCCTTTGTAAGCTGGTTCGGGTCTGTCGCATTGGGGCTGTAATAGCTCCACGTTTGCGGTGCGTACTTTGGTAAATGTTTAGCGCTTCGTGCCATAGTGGTTATATCTCCTTTCAAAGTCTCTATCTGCCAGCCAATACCCGATTTTCTTAAAAACCCAATTCAAAGGAATAGCCATAACGATAGCAAAAAACAAACAAAGACATCCATAAAAGAACATAAGAACAATATCGTGTATAATCGCCATATTCATTATTGAAACACCTCTATTCTAAAACCGTCCATTGTTTCCGTCAACACACAATCTGCAGCCCCCGCAAGGCATGTGCGGATACAATCATAGAACTTGCGGATTTCACGGGGGTCTACATAGACACAGCTTGACGCGTGCCATGCACCTTTATTACTCTGATATGCATAAATATGGCATACTTTAAATGCCGCCTTGTTTCTTGTGGTCATATTTGTTATATCTCCCTTCACTATGCTGCCAATGCCGCAACGCATTGCGATACTCAATAAATCCCTTGTCCGACGCATACGCCGTCAAAATATCGTGCTTTTCATCGTAGCGGGCCACACGGATTTTGATATTCTGCCCGATATCGCCCAAGCGACTAAAATAGTCGTTCATGATTTCGCCCCCGCCCCACAACACGCGGCAGCGGGTCAGGTGGTCGGACGTGCCTAAAGTGAACTTGTGATAGTCTTTCAATGTCATACTCGCACCCCCACAATTACATCCTCAACGGTGTTGCTCCCAAAACGGTGACGGGATGCAATAATATACCGCCTGCCGTCTTTCTCGATTTCTTGCAAATACCCATATTTTGCATCATTGGTTCTTAAAACCTTGTTCAACGCCAGATAGTCATAACTATTCGGGCGCAAATAATAACGCTTGTAATTCATCATACAATTTTCACCTCTTCTGTGTCTCCGGTTTTAATGTTGCGGCGCATGTACCCGACGCGCCAGCCAAAGCCGTTATACGATTTAAGAAACATCCAGTATTCATAGCGTCCGTATATTACATGATTTTCTTCGTTCAGAAAGCGGATGTATTCAACTGGTAGTTTGATTATTTTCATCTTGTACACACTCCTTTCTTTGTGTCCGCGTTAAACAATCAATAAACATCTGCGCCGCCGATTCCATAGCATTGCCTTCTGCCACTGCATAACAATCATCGGACTTTTGAAGAACAAGCGCGTGTTGTTTAACAACTAATAGTGCATCACGGACTTCCTTTTCGGTGTATGTTCTCATTGTTCCTGCTCCTTTCTTGTCGGGTGTGTTTCTCCACCCCTATTATAGCACAAATGGCGTGCACATATGTTAACAAATCATGAACAATTTGCATCATCGCTTTACTGCAGTGAAGTACCGGAACCGATTTGGCACGTTCGGTATTGTGCACAAAAATGCGTAAGATATTGGGGGAATTTTCGGCGCGCTTTAGCACTTTAAAGCAGTAAAGATTTTAACTTT